AAATGGATGACAATTATTAGTATCAAAAGTAAGCCAATCAAAGTCCTTATGGAGACCATTCTTTTTACCTTTGTAATAAGTCATTATTTGATCTTCTGTCATTCCTGTTTCTATCTGCAAGAATCTCAGAAATATTTGTCTTGAACTCATTTCCAATTCAAGAAAGTATGTTGGTTTCTTTAGTTGACATAGCCAGTTTTGTATCAACATAGTTTTCATAGATTTAGGAGGAGCTTGTATGACAAGTACTTCACCTGGATATATAGGGAAGTCTTGATCATATAGTTTGCCTAAGTTTAAGGGTTCTATATCTGAGTCTATAAAGTCAAGCAATAAATCTTCCATTGTTTCTGCTGTTATTGCTTTTTGACTTTTCTTTGATGCATAAAGAGTACAGCTAGAATTACAGAAATGATCCATTACTGAATCAGAACATCCATATCTGTAACCTTTACCATTGTGTCCTGTATAACAGTTCTCAACGATAGTGTCCATTTCCTTTTGTGGAAATGGTTTATCAGATATATCTACTCTTTGTCTAAAGTCTTCCATAATTACTCTAACTGTATGTTCAGGATACCTGTCTTTAAGCCATGCTGCTATCCTTAACGATACATTATGCCTGGATCCATAGCTTGTTCCTTCTAACATCTTTTGTATACAGGGATAGTAAAATGGATCTCCAGTTCTACTTGTTGTTACTACTGGCTTAGTGCTTGTAATCTTTATTCTTTTTGTTATGTCAAAGATAGGTGTTTCAGCTTCATTTTCTATTAGATACCAATCAGGAACTCTTACATGTTTTGCAAGTTCTATTATAGTTTCTATATCTGTATGAAGTTCAGCTTCTGTGATAGGTATTTTAAATAATCCAGATTTAGTATTTCTTGTATTAGTCAGTCTTATTATTCTTGTTTTATCTATTACAGAACTATCAGCATAGCTGAATATGTTATTAGATGTTAAGCAATCTTTCATCCTAAGATGTAATTCTTTTGATGGCTCCCATTTAAAGATGCCTTGACTTACTCCTACATGAAATCCAGTTCCAGAAAAGTATAATCTATAGTTTATATCAAATTCTTTCAAGTATTCACATAATCCTATAGTTACTTGTCTTGCTCTTTCAGAGCTTTCTCCATCTACATCAAAGAAGAATTCTCTTGGCATATATATCTTTCCAGAAAATCCAGCTAAAGTTTTCTTCTCTTTAAAGTATTTTATTACATCATCATCATAGTTATAAAGACTTGCATATGTATCTGTTGTTCCTTTCCACTTTATAACACTATCTTCTGACATGAAATGATGTCTGTTGGCAATGCCAAATGCAACTTCTTTTATCATCATATCTCCTTAGTGGGTAAGGGGAAGAAATGGCAAGATTCCTCTTATAGAGAAAAGGCAGCTTTCCTCCCCTTTGCGTGATAATTTATATTAGTCCCAGGGGTCTGGGGTGCTATTTTCGGTAGGATTATTGTTGAGATATTTCTTGATTCTTTCTCCACAAGATTTTTTCATTCTTTCTACACCTGCTTCATCAAACTCCTCTAAGTCATTCTTAAAGATTGCAGGAGCAATTATTTCTGAAACATTTGTATAGCCTTCTTTATTCTTGTAGAAGAAAACATTAACTTTGTTACCTATTAAGTTTTCAGGTTCATCTTCTATTCCAATAGTCATACTACCATCAGATCCTTCAAGAACTTCCTTTATTCCTGAATTAGAAAATCTATACAGATTAAGAACTGCAAATTCTTCCTTAGTTTCTTTATTAAACTTTTCATGCACTCTTAATTTTAATGTATCAGGAAATCCATCAAAGAAGACATCTAAGTATTTAGTTTCTTCTCCTCCAGAATATTTTCCTGGTACAGCTTTAGTCATTACAACTTCATGCCATCCCTCTTCAAAGGTAATGCCAGTTGTTTTCTTTATTGTTAAGGTTCTCATTTATTAGTTTCCCTTCCTTATTGTTTTAAGACTTAATGTTTTACCAGAGCCTGGAGATCCTATTACTAATATTTTAGCACCCTTCCAGCCCTTTTCCTTTACTGCATTAATCACTAGTTGATAATCTTGTGGTATTTCTGCATCTAATAACTGTGATCTATCTTTAGCATTATCATATCTTTCAGTTCTCTGTGTTCTCCATAGAAACTCACTATTACCTTTTAAATCTGTAATAGCTTTAGTATAGAATACAAAGTCAAACCATTTAGATATATCTTCTTTGCTTGAACCATCAATGTATGGTATAAGCCTCATGGCTCCATCATCCATATGTTGTATTTTGCTGTGACAATTCATTATAACGATGCCAGGAATCTTAGTAAGCATATCTAACATTTTATCTAGATTATTCTTTAGCTTGCCCCATTCCTTTAGTTTCATTGTTCCATCTTCTAAAGTTAAAGACCTTTGATATTTCTTTGATAACTCAGAGACTGTATCAACTATTATTCCTGATATTTCTGTTTCATTAGTAGGTCTTACTTCTGTTTTTTCTTGCTTTACTACTGTGTTGCCTATCTTTACTTCTTCAACTATTCTCTTAGGTCCATACAATTGCTTTATTGTGGATGTAAACTCCTTCCAGCTGCCTGATTCAAGCATTGGATAGCCAAAGATTTTTTCTATTTCTTTAGGGCTGCCCAAAGACTTAGATCCATGCTCTAGATCAAAGTATAATAACTTCATTGATTCTCCTTATTTGATAAGACGAGAAAGGACTGCAAATTGCAGCCCTTTTCTGCCTGTTAATTTACTGATTTATTACCCTAAAACACAAGGCATTTAGCATATAGAAAAGCCTCCAGATTCTTTGCAAAACTCTGCAAATTCCCAGACATTTTCTGAAGCCATTGGATACATTCCATCAAAGTCTTTTGGATCCTTTTTTACAGCTTCTTTTCTATCTTTTTCATATTCTGCTATACCTTCTTCTATCTCAGGAGCTTTATCTACAAGTCGTTTAAAGATCTGTATTGCCTGTTCTGCTGATACTTCTACACCATCATTGTAGTTGCCACCATCCATTTGCTTCTCAGTTAATATGTCATCACATTCATCACATATTAAGCTCCATAAAGGTCTCCACCACCATACATTGTTTCTGAAGTAGTCACCTTTTTCTGTTTGTGGGTCTAAGCCATATAAGTCCATTCCCATTTTATTCTCCTAACAAAGGAATATCAGCTCCTTGTAATATTTTATTAACTTCAGCTGTTAAGCCATCTAGTTCATTTATTCCATGCAATACATCTGTAGCAGCTCTTTTCTTCTTTTCTAGTATTTCTATTTGTTTACCTAAAGAACTACCTTCACTATCTTGCAATGCCACTTCTTCACAACATCTTCTAAAAGCTTCTAGCATTTCATGATGTTCACTTTGTTTGTAAAGAGTTTTCCAGCCACTTTCATAGTTAGATATATTTAAAGCTTTCTTTATGTTGCTATAAACAAGACTAATACTTTGATTAAGCTCATTGTATTCTTTTTGCACTTCCTTAAATCTATCTAGTTGATCTTTTATATCTATTTCATTTAGATAGTTATCAAACTGTTTATTTCCCATTTTAGTAACTCTACTGGCATTCTTGTGCTTTAAAATGGATATCTTATTGTTGATAGCAGTTTGTATCCTATCAGTGAAGTACTTTCTTTGTTGTACGCTTATTTTAGACATTATTTACCCTTTCTTTCTTCTTGTTTTAAGTTAAACTTATTGTATTGACCAAGAGCCAACCAAAACACACTGGGGGTTAGTCTCCTTATCTTATTCTCTTTACATCTTTGAGCCATTTTGCTTACCTCAACTCTTAGATGTCTAACTATATCTTCTAAACTTTCTGTTGATAGTTGGACATTGTTTGATTTGAAAGCTGTTCTTATGTAAGATTTATTTATGTTCATTCTCTTTCTCCTTTATTTTAGTTACTCTCCAGTCAGTGGTTGCTGTCCATCTGTAGTGGAGATCTTTAGCATATTCTTCAGCCTCTTCCTTGCTATCAAATGTTAAGGCATTAGAATGCCATTTATCTTCATTTACTACCTTTACTTCTGCTTTATATTTCATTCTCTTTCCTTTAATTTATTA